GAAAATCCAGACTCATTAGTTGGGGAAGGTGTTGACTTGCTTATTATTGATGAAGCTGCAAAAATGCCAAGAAAGATTTGGGATATGTATTTATCTCCTACGCTAATTGACAGAAAAGGTAAAGCTATATTTATTACCACTCCAGAAGGGTTTAATTGGATTTATGATTTATTTCTATTAGGGCAAAGTGATGAACAATGGTATAGTGTGCAATCTCCAAGTTGGGAAAACGAACACGCATTTCCAGATGGAGAAAAAGATAAGTTTTTATTAGAACGAAAACGTAATATGTCCAAAGAACTATTTGACCAGGAGTTTGCTGCAAAGTTTACATCAATGGAAGGACGAGTATATCCATTCGATAGGCAAAAAGATATGGGAGATGTTCCTTACAATCCAGACTTACCAACCTATTGTTCAATGGACTTTGGATTTCGTATGCCATCAGTATTGTGGTTTCAAACGTATAAACAAGATGGAAACTTGCATATTAATATTATTGATGAAATAATTCACGAACGAAATATACCAACTGATAAATTAGCAGAAATGATTAAGAAAAAGAATTATCCTGTGATTACTTACTATGGCGATCCTGCTGGTACGTTTGTTCAAGGGCAATCTGGAATGGGGGATATTCATATCTTTAGAAAGCACGGAATTTACGTGGAATATCGTATGGACAAACTATCTCGTAATATTCAAGGTGGTATAAGTTATTGTAGAGGTTTTTTTGAAAATGCAGATGGATTAAGAAGAATAAAAGTAGATAATAGATGTGTTGGTATTGCAGAAGATTTTGAGAACTATCGATTCCCAGAAGCAGTAGAAGGTAAGGCAATTTCAGAGAATCCTATCAAAGATGGATACAATGAACACGGTTGCGATGCTTTCCGATATTTTATATTGAATAGATTTCCAATTAGAAGTAACTTCATTGGAAGAATATCACGATAATAGGAAAACAAATGATTTTTACACCACAAGAGATTATACAAGATTCATTAACGCACTTTAAAGAAGAACAAGCAAAAGCTAGAAGGGAAGAAGTTAGAAAGTCATTAGACTATTATTCTGGTTCACTAACTCATCAATATATAGAAGATTATTTTAAGTCTGACGCATTCCAAGAAATTCCTCACTACAATACTAATATTGTAAAGAAATTTGTAAATCGTATGTCCAAAATTTATACGATTGGTGCTAAAAGAAACGTAACCAAGAAATATGACGAGATGACTGAAAAGAAGAATGCTCGTATGAAACAAATGGAACGTATGACTAGACTTATTGGTACGTGTGCTACTTACGTAATGTTCGATGAAGAAGAACAAAAATTTGATTATCGTCCTATTTATTATTTTGAGCCATACTTTGGCGACAACCCTTATAAACCAGAAGCGATTGTTTATCCAATGATGCACGGACACGCAGAGATTGGAGATACCGAACAATTAAAATATGCTTACTGGGATTCTAAAAGATGTATCAAGTTTGATGAGAACGGAGATGTTTTTGAAGAGGTAGAACACAATCTAGGTGTATTGCCTTTTGTATTTACACACAGAGAAGAACAATTAGATTCTTTCTTTGTTGAAGGTGCTACAGATTTAGTATCTGCTAATGAGCATATCAATATTACAATGACTGAAATGCAATTAGGACTAAGATTCCAAATGTTTGGTCAGCCAGTAGTAACTGGACTTATATCTGATAACTCTAATGTTAGAGCAGGATCAGATGAAATTTTAACTTTGCCAGAAGGTAGTAACTATAATATTGTTGCTCCACAAGGAAATGTAAGAGATGTTATCGAAAACATTAAATGGCAAATAGAATTAGTGGCGTTAAATAATCATTTATTTGTTACCTTCGCACAATCTGGTGGAGAAGTACCTAGTGGTATATCACTAATGATTAAAGACTTAGAACGCCACGAAGATTTTATGGACGATAAAGAATTATATCGTCAGTATGAAAATGATTTTTATAAAGTAGAATATGCTTTATCCCAAATAAACAGTTTAGGGTTACCAGATCCTAAACGATTCAAAGTCGATTTCTCTGAAGTTGAATATCCTATGACTACCCAAGATAAGATTATGCTAAGCGAATATCAATTAAAGCATAACTTAACTACTGAAGCAAAGATAATGGCAGATGAAAACAAGGATTTAAGTGTTGAACAAGCACAGAAAATCATCGAAGAAAACAAAGATGTCAATAGTGCGTCATTGCCAGAAGAATCAGTAGAGGAAGTAGAAGATGTACGTCAAGATTCAGAATAAAGTTAATTTTAACTTTCACAAAGTACAAAAAAAGGTAGTTGAGCAATTAATATCATCACGCTTAAATAAAATAGCTAATACTGCATTGAAAAAAGTGCGTGATACATTCTTCAAGGAGAAAGATATAACTGGCAAATCGTTTGCTAAGCTAACTGAAAGATATAAGCAAGGATATAAGCAAAATGAGAATAATAGGATTATGGACGATACAGGAGAATTGAAAAAAAGCTTTAAAAAAACTAATGTCTCCAAAGATTTGTCTATTGCCGTAGGAAGTCCTTTAGGAAGATATGAAAATCACTTAAAAGATAATATTTCTGGGATTAAGAGAGATAATGGAACATTTCGTGGATTTCAGGGACAATTTGGTAAAGTCCCTCAAAGAAAATTCTTTTACACATCAGAAGAAGAAGCGTATGACATACTCGGAGAAAAGATAGAGCAAGAAATAGATTCGTTTTTTGATGATTTTGTAAAGACTCTTTCAACTTCTATGCGTAAACTTAATTAATGAAAAACCTAATAAAAGAAATATTTAAAGCGATAAAAGAATTGCGTCAGATTTCTCACGCAAACAATGAGCTATTAGGTTTTATTTGTCAGAAAATTGCTCCTCCTGGAGAAGTCGAAAAAGATTATATGGAAATTGGGGATTTTATGACTACTTCGTTAGAAATGTCTGAAATGTTCGAAAAATATGATATTATGCCTGAAGAGTTTGGGATTTCATAGATTCTTCCCTTTCGATTAACTCTTCCAACCATCTTCTTCTTTCAGTATTCGTAGGACGCTTCGCAGGTAATGGATCTAACCCTACTTTCTTAGCTCGTTGCAATAACGCATATCTATTAGCTCTATCCTCTCTACGCTTTTGCCTATAAGGTTTCTTCCCTTTTTTTATATTAGTTACTGCTTTCTTTTCATCTTGCTTTCTTTTTAAAGGTTTGTCGTTTACAGGATTTCTTTTCGGAAGGGTATCTATAGCTTCTTTTACTTCTTCTGTTTCTACATCAATAACCTCAGTAGCGTCTATTTCAGTTGCTTTTAAAAACTTTTCAAATGGACTATCAACAGTAACATTGATGTTTTTCACTAATTTACCAGAATGCTCTAATACCAATCGTCCTGCTTGGACATTTCCTTCAACAGCTTCTCGAACCATACTATTTAATACCATAGGTAGTTTTGCGTTGAAATAAACCATATACTTTTTATAATACATTTCTACAAACCTATCATCTGCAAACCAATTATGGATTGTTTGGGGTGTCATATTCAACTCGTTTGCGAGTTCGGTTTTATTTAGCTCTGGATTATGAATCATTAATTCAATAGCAGCCATTTGATTGGCTTTCTTTAATTCTATATTACTCATTTACCTTGTCCTCTATATTTCTTTTTATAATATTTCTTTGAAGCTTTTGTTCCTCGCTTGGTGTTCGTGCTATTACCTTGTCGAGTTTTTTTCTTGCCATTTGACTTTTTTTCTTGTCGCTTAAATACTCTCATTGTTGCTACTTCTTATAGACTTTCTCTGCTCCAGCAATACCAAATGAACCTAAGGTTACCCAAACGAACGAATTATAGATGTAGTCATTAATTATAATTTCTTGTCCCAATAAACCTGTTACTAAATCAACAATGCCAAACACACACATCAAAGCAAAGGAAATAAATCCAATAATTGATTTTTCGTTATACTCGTTTTTGTCTTTAAATATATCCCACATTATTTCTTTTTCTTTTTTGATTGACACCAGTCCCAACATTTCTTACAAGCGTCTTGTCCTGGCTTTGTGCATAGTATTCCATAATGAAATACAAACCCTACTATAAATCCTAATAAAAATTTTAACATTACTTCTTCTCCTTTTTATTTTTTCCAAAAATCTTTTCCCAGCGTTCTTCCCATTTCTTTTGGGATATGCCCATTCTAGGTTCATCACCTTTACCAGCACCGTTGGCTTTACTAAATATACTTTTATCTTTCACTTCTTTTTCTTCTTTGCGTCCAATTTCTCTTTTGGACAATGATCAATATAATCAACCCTATTAGCTGCTAATGATCCTGTGTGTAACCCACAATAAGTTAAGTCCCCTCTCTTTGCAGCAAAGGGACACTTTCGTTGGACAAAAGAGCAGTAGTCAAACATACTAATCTATATCTAATTCTTTGTATAATTTGCGATCTGGCATTGAACTTTTAGTATTTACGACAATCATTGGCTTAGAAGGCAACCTTTCTACAAGGAATTTCTCGCCCTTACATAAGCATTCTTCTAACGCTGGTGCGTTTATACTATGTTCAACCTCAAATATTTCTTCGCATTCTAAACATCTATAGTCATATCTAGGCATAAACACAATTTACTATAAAATATTACATAAATACCAACAAAAAACCCTTAAAATCTTGGATTGGTTGTCCAGTTGAAAACACCCAAAAAACACAACCTTAAAAATCTCTGTAACTCTAGCAATACTAGTCGTTTACGGGAATATTTTTAAATCTTGATTCTTATATATAGAGTATTAAATTATTACTATTTATACCTAGTCGTTTACTACTATTTTGCAAGGAATATAGATAGACACCACCTTCTTAAAAAAATGCACTCTAGGGGGGGTAAAAGCAAACAAGCAAACAAAACAAAAAATATTTTATCTTGATTAGT